AAGAAACTTCTGCCTCGGGCCATATGCCAGAGGAACCTTCATAGTCTGTTGAATTACTCCAGAATTGTCCTTACGAACTAACTGAATGTTATTGAAAATTGTTCCGAAACCCACAACTACGTTGCGTATAGTTTCATGATAGAATTGGGTTCCTAGCATAATGTCATCTCCATTTTCATACTATACCTTTCACGCCTTCTTGCATTAATCTTATCTTTTCTTAGATCAAACATTAATCTGTACTCCCTGCATCACCAAATGGATTCGATTCACTGAAGTCCAGTATCGTATCATCCAAAGTTTCAAACAACTCATTTTGAGCTGTCTTATCTGTACTCATATCACCTATTATATAGTCCTCTTGTATAATATATTCATCACCACCAGTTTCGAGTAGAATACTCTCACCACCAAGTGTAGTTTCATCTTCACCAATAATGTTATCACTGTCTGTCTCATCCAACAGCAAACCACTATCTTCAGAGGTATCATGGACAATCCTGATTTCTTGATTAATAGTCGTTCCCGTTGCTTGTTCAAGAGTTAACTGGTAATCAGAACTTGCAACTGACAATGCAGTTTCAATCGCATCAATCGCAGCGATACCAGTATCAAGAGCTTCTGAACCATAATCAAACAAGCGACAACGCATTTTATAAACTGGATTATTATCCAACTGATAGAATGGATCATCATGGTCTACAAAGTTGATTTCAAATAGCTTCTTGAGAGTTGGGTGATAAATCGCATCACCTTCTTGTGGCCTGTCAGAGTCAGTCGCATCGGTTTCATTTGTAATATAAAACGTGCTACCCTCAAGTTTAGAACTGCTGGTAGTTGTGCCAGACTCTAATACTATAGAACCAGAGGACGTTGAATCTGTCCCAGTTTCAATCTGAATCTGTTTTGTCTTATCTTGAAATTTTGTCTTACTAACAACGAATGTTGCCTCACTAAGATTTTGTAGTCCAAACTGTGACATCAACTCTTTTTCACCAGCATAACCTCCACCAGAGTCCTCCATATACATTTCAATAGAAGCCTGAGTGTTAAACTTTGATAGAGAGTCTTCACCAAGAGTAGTGTCTTCTGCAACAAGTGTACGGTCAAGATAATAAACGTCATGACCGTGAATCTGTATTGCCTCTGCAACCAAATCGGCATATAAAGTTTGTTCAGTTGAAATGGCAGAAACGCCACTTGTGTGAAAATGTTTATTTACCGCCATGAATTATCCCACCATGTAGTTAACTGGTAACTCAAACGTGAGCTGGATTTGCTCTTCTAACTTATTGATCTCTTCCTGTGCCTGAGTGTAGATAGTCTCACCATTCATAGTGACACCACCAAGCATAGCAACACCATTGAACTTGGATAGGTTTGCACCCCACTGCTGTTTAATCAAAGCAGTTGCGTATCTCTTGAGAAAGATATCATCATAGATATCTGTGTATGTTGTTGGGTCTACTTTGCGATAACATTCTATAATAATATAATCTTCACCAGCAGTAAAGTCATTCGACCAATCCGCATCGATGTATAGACGGTTCTGGTGTTGGTTAAATCGAATTGGTATTTCACCAACAAGAATGTGTTCCAGAAGGTCAAGGTTGTCCATAGCCATCTGATACTGAATTACAGAGGTAGAGGATAGATCATACAGGTCATTAAGACGCAGCTGATAACGAACGTCAAACATGCTACCGCCACCGCCCGTACTTGTGAATGGCCAGACCTGTAGCACAGATACGACAGCAGACGGCATTGGAATATAATTACTGCCCTCTAGGAAACTACCTTCGATAGAACTATCTACGGTGTCCGTTGATGTAGTAGTTACATTTGAAGTTGCTCTGTCGATGTCTACTTGCGTGATAAGATGTTTAAGATACATCTTCTCAATACCATCGTAGTGATACTGGGCAAAGTATTGCAGAGCTTCGTCAATACGATCATCTGCCTGGTCATCTGATACGTTAATATCGATAACCCCATCACCGAGTGCTCGTAGGCAATAAGATTGAAATGTTGATTTACTTGTGGGTACGGCCATAGAGATATCCTTTTTACTATATTTATAAGATTTCTTTTATTGCGATACAGTTTAGGCCGAATGTATGATTGCAGATTTATTTTTCTTCCACTAATTGTTTTAACATGGATTTAATCTCATGCATTTCGCATTTCAGATTATTAAGTTCCCTAGTAGTTTCTCTGATTTCATCCCTCTGTCTCTGTGCTTCTTCTGCACGTTTTTTTGCAATGTCATACGCAGCCCTATTTGTATTTAATATAGCATGACTACGATTATCTCTAGCCAAATCTGAATACCCCTCTACTTTAAGAAGTTCACCCATTTTATGTTGCTAGCGCCAGAACTCTGAGCTGTTTAACTCTAGGTGGTCTAGCAGAGTTTGTTGTTCTCAGAACAATCTTAATTTGGAATGAAATAAACTCACCAAGTGAAGTTCCAATACCATCATCAGTTATACCAGCGGTATATTCATATTCATTGAACTGACCTAATGAAATAGACGGGTTAACAGTAACATCCGGTCCACCAGACCCAGCAACCGTTCCATCATCATTGAAGAAATTATAACCAATTTCATCAAAATCAAATGCATCATCTACACGCAAAATCTTATACAACACCTTGATACTAGCAGCATCTTCTCTGTTCGCATCTAGAATAACTCGTAACGAAGTTGCAGAGTTCTCTAGATTGATCTTCTTGGTTAAATATATTGCTGCATGATTATCACCTTCTGGTTCAGTCATTGCCGCATAGATAGATGTTGGATAAACATCAGATGAAGAATCGATTACATTTACCTTATTCGCAACAGCAAGCATAGATAACCGTTGAACGTCAATAACAGGAGATAGGGCATCTACCTCTGATGATAAAGTAATGGGAATGTTAAGGGACTTAGTACCAGACATCTCATTTGTTTCATTAATACCAGATGCAACCATATAAGAAATATTCCAATAATAGTTATCCTCCAGAGGAATAGCTCTAGAAGTTGTAGATTTTGTAAATGAAGTTTCTGATCCACTGGGGCTTGTTGAAGTTGTTCCCAGAAACCCTGCGGCCAGACTAGTTCTTGCTGGTGTCAAAAGACCCATGTTTGTATTAGAAACATCATACTGATTATTTTCTGTTGCAGTAACAACACTATCGCCAAAGGAAGATATACTGCCAGCACCATCAACAACTGGTGTAGTTGCAAGAGTAATGGTATAGCTATCAATACCAATATTACCTATCGCAGTGTGTGTCTTATTAATATCGTACAGTGGCACCTTATGAAGTTGATATAATTCTACAGTTGCTCCATTCGCATGGGCGGCAGCAGTTGTACTGTTTGCAGCCCGAGTGGCGCTGGTGATATCCGTTCCAGAGATAGTTTCATAACTGATGATCTCATCATCAATCTTAATATAATATACGCTGGATGCATCTCTAGAATATTTACCGCTTGTATCATCAAAGTTTGTTCCGCTTGTTAATGTAATTGACGTTGCCGCGGCAGTAATAGCACCATTAAGAGTGGTGGATGCACCAGACTTAACATCAGCAATAGTGACGTTATTAGTTGCAGCATACATACCATGATGTGGATGAAGAATTTTCAAAGTTGTGCTGTTATCAAGCATCTCCAGAGGATTAAGCTGAAGTGTTCTTAAAGGCAAAGCTTTATTCTGTAGAGTAACTAAACCAGCAGCTGCTGTATCAAATTTAGCACGTTTGAGTGAGAACTTCATGTCTTGAGTAGGTGAAGGAACCCATGCACTGTTATTTGAACTCTTAAACAATACACCAACATGAGGTTGATCTGTAATCTCATTTCCAGATGTATCTTGTGCTCCTAAATCAGCAATCCATACTTCATACTCTGGCGTATTTGTTAGTAGACAAATAGCATATTCTGCTCCACCCACTACATATACAGGAGAGTCAAATGTGAAAGTGGTTGCAGTATTGCCGTCGTCAGAAAGAGAAATCTCAGAAGATTGTAATGTCTTTCTACCAAAGGGCAAAATCTTTGGCCCAGGAACTCCGTTGATTACGTTACGAATTTCCATTGTTACAGGATAGGTATCATCCTTTGCAAAGAAAAATATATCACAAGAAGTTAAAAAAGCACCTGTAGCACCCTCATCCACATCCAGAGTATCAGTATCCAAAATAATAAAGGTTTGTGCCAGAGGGTCACCAGCACCCGCATCGCCGAGAACAATTCCAGATTTCTTACTTAACCCTGTTGTCTTTACAATAGCATTTCTTGTAGCAATAATAGATTCTTGATCAGTATCCAATATACCTGTAGCAGAATAAATTGCTTCAGCATAAGTGCTTCTTTCAACAATTTCATTCGCACCATCACCTACTTGAGCATTATTCACGTTTGAAGTTAGAACAAACTCAACATTACCAGTTTTGAATTGTGGATTACCAGAAATTCTTGGGTTAGGAATACTAAATGAACCATTACAGTTACCAAGGCTATCCGAGATTAGAACGCTACCAGCAACAGGAGTTACTACATTAGAGAAATTTTCATTTGCTGTTCCTATTGCACCAGTTGAAGCAGGAGTAACATAAGCATTAACCGCCCTCTTATCAAAGTATACATATATTCTCGTAAAAGGTTTTAGACTTTTTGCCGTAAAGGTTATTGTTTTTGATCGAACATATGGGATAAGAGTCGTAGCAACAGACTTAAATCCATTACTTGTATACTCAATATTCTCTTGAACAGATGTTAACGTACCTGTTCTTGTTTGCTGAGAAGCATTGAAATTTCTTATCGCCATCCTGATATTCCTTTGTACTTATTTTTAATCATTAGTGCCGCTATGACCGTGCCTGGTCGCCGGCCGGGTCGCCTGGGTCATTATTCCCGGCGGTGCCGTCATCGCCATGGTCGCTCTCATCTTCGTCACCGCTG